CGTGAGTGAAGTAGTACGTCTCTTTCATATTATCAGACAAAAAGTATTGCCCTCTCGGAACTCCTAAGCGTCTGAAGAACGCCGGACATCCTCACGGAGTGTCCATTCCGAGAGAGCAATGCTCTGATTGTAGATTTCTTTGCCATACTTCAGATTTAAGGATGTGCAAATGTATGAATTTTCTGCTTATGTTGTACGCCTTTCAGTCAAATTTTTTAACTGAACAGTTTATTTGACTCCGATAGAGAGCGGCGGAAACTTGCTCGTGTCGAACTTGTAGAGTATGTCCAGCACTTTCTTCTGCGTGGCGGAGTCTCCGCAAGCGACAGTGAAAGGAAGATCGAAGATGTGAATCTTGCCTGGCTGGAGATTGCTCGCTTCCTCTTGGCGCATTTCCTTCAGCGCGTTCCGGTCTTCGTCCGAGAACTTGATTCCGAGACGCTGCTCGAAGTCCTGAACTGTGAGATTTCCCAATAGTATTCCCATAGCGCACACTATTTGACAAGAAAACGCCTGGAGCCTGGAACGGACTTCGTGTACTGAGCCGCGAGATCCGGATTGTCCTTCGCGAATGCTTTCGCGTCAAACTTCTCCGAGTCTTTCGCACTCTTCCAAGTGGCGAGAGTCAGTCCGCCGTAAGAGATTGCTTCAGCTTCTCCGAAGCACATCTTGATGCGCTCTTCCAGCTCGTCTTTCTTCTCTTCCAGTGCGGAGATCTGGTCTTTGATTTCCTTATACTCCGAGCAAGCGAGCGCGATGCTCTCGGCTTTGTCCGGCTCTCCGGAGAAGACTTCCTCAAGAGCGCGAGTCTCTGCTGCGCTCCTGGAGAACTTCGTCAGGATGTCCGCCACGCAGCGAGCTTCCGGCTCACGGTCTCCGATGATGCAGTCGCGATAGAACTTCTCCCCTTCTTCCACGAGCCAGCCGTAGAAGTCCGGAACGAACGCGATATCCTTGTAGCCGAACTCTCTGCCCTGAGTGAGCCAAGCGAGAGAGCCGAGCGGCATCTCCGCCAGTCCGAGATTCCACTGCACCTGGATAAACCAGTGGCGCGGCAGATCCTCTGCGTCAATCGACTTCTGCGTTGTCTTGCATTCCAGCACGCCTTTGCCGTCCGCCTTGTTGCCGGAGAGCCAAAATGTGCGATCCGGACTGCCGGACAAGAACGGCTTCTCGCGATTAACATATAGCCAGTCAATTGCGCTGCGCTTGATGATAGAGCGTCCGGAAGCGTCCTGATAGAACTGCGCCACTGCGTCTTCGAGATAGTGTCCGGCTTTCATAGCGAAGTTCTCAGTCTTCGCCGGATCCAGTCCTTTCTTTCTGCGCCACAGTGAATATGCGCTCTCGAACGGATTCATTCCAACGACAGCGGAGATTTCGCTGCCGCCTATGCGCGTGCTGCGCTCCTTGAGCCAGTCTTCGCGCGACTTCGGTCTGATGATGATATTTGCCATAGCTCAGACTATTTGAGATCCAAAACTTCTCCGGTCTCCTTGTTCGCTTTCTCCACGGCAGCATCGGATGCTTCCACGGCGGCTGCGACTTTGTTCTCAGCTGCGCCACGGATTGCGGCGGCAGCGTCTGCGCTCTCTTCCTGGATCTGCTCTTCCGGAGCTGTGTTGTCCACATAGTCAAGAACTCCGTCTTCGCGGATGATTGCCTGATCTGAAGAGACGGCTTGCTGAATCTCCACGGACATAGGAGCGTAGCGAGAGAGCAAGAGTTTCAGCACGGTCTTCTTTGCCATTGCTTCAAAGTCCGTTGTCCACTTGGATGCGGCGCGCGTGGAGTCATACCGGCTGGAGTATGTCTGCGAGTAGCGTTTCGCGTGCTTCTCCACTTCTTCGGCGGACATATAGAGAGACTTCGAGAAGCACTTCTCCGGAGTGTCTCCGTTGTTCAGACGGAAGTAAGCGAAGTAGCCGATGATTTTGTCGCTCTCCTTCTTGCCGTCCAGCTTGAATGTGCCGGCGATGCGGTTGAAGTCGGAGAGTTCGCCTTCGTACACTTCGCCGCAGTTGATTTCGGCGAAGAGTCCGGAACGGATTGCCAGCTGGACGAGTCCTTTGTAGCCGAGCTGGAACTGTGCTTCGTAGATTCCTTTCTTCGTGTTCTTGAAGGGAATCAGATACGCGAAGCCGAGTCCGCTTCCGAGAGGAAGCTGGAGCTGCGCAGCCTGGAGTCCGCCGCAGATGAGCGTTACTGGATCACACTTCTGCAAATCGGCGGAGTTCGCCACTGCGGAAGCGATGTTGCGGAAATACTCGTCCGCCTTGCCGCGAAGAGATGTCAAGACCATTGCTTGAGTCTTCTGCGAGCGCAGAGCCACATTGAACTCTGCGAGATTGGAAGTTTTTAATTCCTGAGTTGATTTTACATAAGCCATAATTGTAGTTTTATTTGATTATTGGATTTTGGTTTTTTGTTATTGAGGCCGCTTGCCAGTTATGCAATATGAATGCGCTGCGGCCGTCGTTTGCTTTTTCGAATAGACACGCTTTGATTCTATCCACGCAAGCACTTCCTTCCGAGAGAATCTCGGCGTGGTTCCGAACATATAGTGCGGAATCTGCTTCTTGTAGATATGATAGAGATAATTGCGCGAGAGAGCTGTCATAGCGGCTACTTCCGACAAAGTCATAAGGTCGTCGGGAATGTTAGTTTTCTTCATTTTATCCATATTTTTCGCGGTATTTTTCTTCTGCCGCAAGTTCGTCAAAGTAATCGTCCGGATCGGGAATTACATAGCCGTAGCCGTCGCACCTCGGGCATCTGTGCATATCTCCCTTGCAGAGGTTACGGCTTTGCTGTAAAGCTTCCAATTCTGTATCCAGGAGCTTCTCATACTCTTCGGCCGACACTCTGATTGAACGCCTGCTAATGACATCAAACGCTTCGTAAACCCAGCATTCTCCGCCGCACTCGGGGCATTCTATCTCGCGGTGATGATCTCCGCATATCGGACAATCATGCGAGTTAATTCCATGACATAATTCACACATAACGATGTTATTTATAGAAGTGATACATACGGCGAGCGAGCGGTTCCCGACGGAGTAGTCCGCAAACAATGAGACGGTATGCAGCGCAACCGAGAAGAAGAGATACGATCAGTCCGAGCATAGCGAATATGCCGTAAGCATCGCCGCCGGCGCAGCTTATAAGGCCGCCAAAGACCGATGCAATGCCGAGAACAGAGCCGGCAATCGTTCGGAATGAGATTTTATACAGAATCTGCTTCATCGCCTTGAATATTATTGGTCCTTATTGCAAAGTCTATCGCATCGAGAGCCACTCTATGAGCTGCCACCAATGGGCTGTCCGAGGAGTGGAGTTCCTGGAGAGCAGTGGTGCACTCCTGCATAACCTTGCGAGCTTCAATGAGTGTCATTGCGAAAGTCTTTTTTCGACTCTATGCAGTATCGCGTAGAATGTGGCTGTCGAGCCGATAGTGTACTTATCCATGAGATAATTGCGCACCGCCGTGCGGCTTGCCTGCGGATCTGCAGTGATCGCCATTTGATAGTCGTTGTAGATCTGGGAGTCTCTTAACTCCTTCTTTTTTTGGAATGGTGTTTTATATATTCTTGCCATATTGATAGTGTTTTGATGTTTCTTAAAGCGGACGGCTAACGACATAGCCGGCGCGCTGACAAATTGCTATAGCCTTGACGACGAGCGTTTGCTCCGGAAAGAGAGAGTCTTCATCCGGCTTGAGGTCGAGTCCGGAGAGTTCCGGCTTTTGCTCCTGGAAGAGCTTCGCGGCGATTTCCTTCTCGCCTGCCTCCACCTCGCTTTCAGAGCGAGCGGCGGAGAGAACTTCCCTTGCGCTCCTGCGAGTGCCTACATTGCAGCTGCGCTTATATTCCGAGTTGGCTTTCAGTACAGCTACCGCGTCTGAATACTCAGGTACCTTACTGAAATCCATTTCCTTGATGATAGCGCCGTTAATGTTGCCGCAGTTGTACTTGCGGCAGAGATTAGCAAGTGTGAATTTCTTGCCGGTGTGCTTGGCTTGCCACACATCCATAAGGACGCGATGTACCGCCACTCTGCTTTCGATTCTTGTGTGTCTTGTTCTTGCCATACTTATTTTTGCTTATTGGTTTGGAGTATCTAATTGTTTAATTTTCAGTTTATTTGTATATCTTTGTTCGGTGTTTAAAACTAAACATACGGAACGAAGGTACAACAAATTTTTGAATCTGCAATACTTTTCTTGTAATTTTTTCAAAAGAATTTTT